TGATGAGGATCAAAGTGTAAGTTTCTTTGACTTTAATTCTAGCAGCCAAACAGTGGTGTCTAATATAACCAAACCAATTACTAACTTGCAATTTGAAACTAAATTAAACGAAGATAAAAGAAATATTTTTTTACTTAAAGGAATATACTTAGGTGTTGTATTTGATGATTTAGAAGAAATGATGACATACAAAGAAGGATCCACTCAGTTCGTGAGTGAATCCTTAAAACGTGCAGATAATATTAGATTATATCAATAATTATTCCTCAGCTAATTTCTGGAAATAACTTAACGCATCATCTTCATCCTCACTGGAGGAGGAACTTACTGCAGCTGCAACTGTTTGTTCTGCTTTACGAGTATTAAAGTCTGGTTTAAAAGAACCACGAGCATTATCCTCATCAAATACCTCTTCATCTACACGACGAGCAGGTTGTTTTTGACCTAAAACATACTTCAAACGCTTCTCAAGATCATCGTATGATTTAAACTGATCAGGAGCAGTTACAGCAGAAAGAGAATACTCCTTCTTCCAAATTGCTTCTAATGCATCATCATCTTGAAGAAGTGGTGCGACTGAATCGAACTCTGACTTATCATAGTTCCAATAGCCATCCTTCTTGACAATCTTCAACTTGAAGTTTGCACCTTGCCAGAAGTCAAAAGGATTGATTGGAGTTTCATCCTCAAACTCAGGCTGCATTGCTTCCATAACCTTATCAAAGATCTTCTTACCAAACTTGAATAAGAATACTTTACCCTCGTTCTGAGGATTTGTAGGATCTTTAACAACGTAGATGTTACTATAGTAAGATAGTTTACGCTTTTGCTTACGAACAACATCTTTGTCAGATTCATTACCACTGTTCCATAGTTCACGATTGTGATCTGAAACAGGATCTTTCTGACCAAGTGTAGTTAATGAATTCTCAATATACCATCCACCTGGCCCTTGGAATGCATGAGAGTACATTTTTGCCCAAGGGATGTCTTCACCATCAGGTGATGGTAGAAAACGTATGACTGCAAAACCGTTACCAGTTTTGTCTAATTCTGGTTTCCATAAACGGTCATCACCACCGCCACCAGAATTGTTCATCTTCTCCACTTCTTTAACTAATTTTTGTGTTAAAGACCCTAGAGAGGATTGCTTTTTTAAGTCTGAAAAAGACATTAGATTACCTCGGATTTTTTAGATTTGGCTTTTGTGTATTCTACACCCAGTTCAACGTTTGTCAAACTGTGCTTTCATTATGTCAATCATTTTTGACATTTCATTAAACATGAAGTTCATATCAACATTATTAGGCAAACCCATTAATGTTGCAGATCTTTGAATCTCCTCTTTCATTCTCTTGGCATCAGGATCATCAGATAAACTTATTCTTGCATAAAGAATTTTTTGTTTATTAATCAATTTCTCCAATTGAAGTATATGATGTTCCTGATCTTCAGGACTCATGCTGTAAAATTTTACAACATTAGCATATACTTCTTCTTGAAGTTCAGAGACTTCAGCCATCTCTGCCCTAACCATTTCTGAATCAAAGAAACTCATTCATCCTCCGTGTTATCCACGACTTCAACAGTTCCAGTTTCTGGAACTTCATTTTTACTTTCTTCAATTTGTTCTAAGACATCAATCGCTCCTAAAAGTTTAGTGCGAGTAACAGTTAGAACATCTAACTGTTTTGTAAGATCTTCTAATTGAGTTTTAAGATTCTGTAGAACCTCGGCATTTTCAAGAACCATGAATAACAACCTCCTTCAAGATTTTTTTGTAACGGAATACATCAATATTTAGGAAAGGAGAATACTTTTTTATTTTACGACTGACGGTTTCCCACACGGGGTCATTCAATCGTTTATCAAAGTCTTTCCCATACCCAAATATTCTATCACATATTACCATAGTTTCAAGTGATATGTCACCCCCCAGATAACTTTTTAATATTGGAGGATGACCTTTTGAACAATCAAATACTTTATCTACATCTTTTTCATCAAACAACTTGTTAGATTCTTCTTTAAAAATATATGATAACGATTGAACTTTTTTTTGCCAGTCTTTATATCTTACCTCTCCATCTTTTATCATTTCACCAATCCACATTGTAGAGGGATCTGTGGTATAAACAAAATTAGAAACAAAAAAGTCTACCACCTCTTGATCTTTCTTTTGTCTTGCAAATTTTTCAAACCAAAACCTATCCTTTCTTTTGTAGAAGGCTTCTTTAGTTGCTCTAGTTTTACCACCATACTTATGGTAATCATAATGATCTTTAGTAAAGTGATTTTTTAAAGACAAGTAACAACGATAGGCATCAAAGGGCATCATTCTTAAGTGAAATAATAATTCTGTTATTTTTGTAGTCTGCCTTAAATTCAAGATCAACATCATGAGGCCACATTAGTTCCTCATATAGAGCGTTGAGTCTCTCCATGTCTTGATAGAGATCATTAACAGGATGTTCTTCTTCCATTTTACAGAGGTAGTTTCGCTCTTGAACTTCTTTTTAGAAAGTTTAATTCTTGTGCCTCATACTTGATTTTTTCCTTTAGAGGTTTTGATATGAGTTTAGGAACTGATTCTAAATCTATAGAATTAAGATCACAGAAATACACTATCGCATCAATGTAATTCATATCTTCTTGATTCTTTACTAAACCCTCAATCTCTTGTGCAAATCTTGCAGGACAAAAGAACTTTTGTTCAAACGCTTTATCAACATCAAGAATACCACTATTCTTCTTAGATGTTTTGTATACTGTAGAATTTCGGGCTAACCCTGTTTTTTTTACTTTTTTATCAGGATTCATGATATCCAGTATTGAAAGATACAAATTCTTTTATGTAGCGTACTAATAATTTAATATAATCCCCTTTATTCCTTTTGTCAAATATTTTAACTTCACCACTAGGTGTTACCATTAAAGTGATAAGTTTTTTTACAGGGATGTCTGTTAATTCAAAATATGCTGCTGCATAAAAAGTTTCTTGGACAAAGTAGTTTTCAAGCCACTTTTCTGGTTTAATTTTTTCCGAAGTTTTAAAATCTATTACAGCTAATTCTCCTTCATATTCTGCTATACAATCAACTCTACCCGCAAGTCCAAGGTATTCTGAGTATAAAGTTCTTTCTATAGCGTGTATATTATTTATCTTATCTAGGTATGGTTTAGAATGATGAAACATATACTGGGTTGCTGGTTTATAATCATCCCAGTTCAATTCAAGATTTAACAAATAGTTTTGAGCTGCTTCATGGTAATCAGTTCCACGAGCAGTTGCTTTTTTCGTAATCCTATTTGCCTCTTCATTACCAACTCTTTTTCTCCATTCAGTAAAGATCTGACGATTATAAAAAGAAGTTACAGATGTGATAGAGGGAACCCACTGACCATCGGGAAGATGATACAGTCGGCAGCCAGGAGTTTCTTTTTTTTCTAATTCAAGATCACCGAGATAATTATAATGAGTAAAAGTCATAAACCAATTTCCAATTTTGAAAGTAGATATTCCTTACACAAACCTGATCGAACAATATCCTCAACTCCAAATTCAATAAGATCAAATGATGGCATGATCCTAAGAATTTTCATAAAGTCACTGATACCATTTCTCTCATTTTGTTTAATGAGATCAGTTTGGGTAGCGTCACCACAGAACATAATTTTTGTTTTTTCACCTACCCTTGTTATTATACTATCAAGTTCATGGAAATTCAAGTTTTGAAATTCATCAACTATAATAATGGCTTTATCAAATGTTGTACCACGAATGAACGAAGTGCTCCAAAATCCAATGGTTCCTTGTGTTTTTAAGTTACCATATAACATTTCAAAATCTGCTTCTGTACGCATCTCAAACATATACTTTACCATATTCTTATATGGAATTTGATAAAGTAACGATTTATCCTCATGATCACCAGGTAAAAATCCAATTTCTCTAGTAGCAACTAAAGATCTTACGATGTAAATTTTTTCATATGGTGTGCTTTGATCTAACACATCACATAATGCGTTGTAAAGTGTGATAAATGTTTTACCAGTTCCCGCAGCACCATATGCTATTAAATTTTTACCAGATTCATATGCATTAAAAAGAACTTGCTGATTCTCAGTGAGAGGTTCAATGTCTCTCAACATTTCAGAACCTATAGGTTTCTTCCTTTTCATCTGTTTAGCCGTTAAACCAACTCCTATGGGTTGGTCTGGATTCTTTTTCTTTCTTGGCATAATCAATAAACGGGTCGAACTTTAGATCCTGGTGCTTTTGATGCTTTGTATAACACATCATTCCATCCAGGATGTTTGACCCTAAGTTTATCATATACCTCACCTACTTCACCAACACCAGCGACTCCTGCTGTCCAATCTTTGTCCCAGTCAGGATTTTTCTTTCGCCATTCTTCATACGCAATCATAGACATAGAGAGCTCTTTTGTTTCTCCAGTCTTCAAATTTTTAACAGGATACGTGGGCATAAGTTCTAACGTTTTGTAAAGTTATTTAGATCCATTCAAGGGCTTCTGAGACTGAAGGGAATTGTTCGGTAAACACTTTCCTACATCCTTCTGCTATGTCCATATGTTCTTTCTGAGTTCCATGTGCAGATCTTAGATTAATATAATGTATCCAAGAACGACATGAACCAGTCATGTATATTCTAGTTGGAGTGCATAAAGGCAATACCATTCTGGCACATTCTTTTGCGACACCCAACTCTAACATTTGATTGTACAATGCTAATGATGAACCAAATAATGTTCCCATTTGCATGTTTAATGATTCCACTAATTTAGGATCCAAATCATCAGTAGAATTTTGGCGATTCTTCGCATCTTGTTTACGAAGCTTTGGTAATTCAAGGGTGCCTAACGCTGTACTAGCAGCATATCTTTGAGAGAACTCTTGGAAAGTAAAAGATCTATGACGCAATATCTGTGCAGCAATAGCACGAGTAGTCTCAATCTCTAAAGTCATAGAGGACTGCTCAAAAACTGACCAGTGATTATGTTTGATGCAATACTTTAATAGTCCTGCATATTTGTCATTGTCCTGATTAGAGGGATTAGAAACTCTGGCAATGTATGCCATTGTTTTCTCTGCATCAGGAGTAATGCTTACTAAATTTACATCCATAGGTTAACCGTCATCGTCCTCAAATACTTCATCATAATCAACAAGAGGTAAATCAATTTCCTTATAATTCTCATATTTATAAGCTTCAGGATCAGAGTGTATCTCAGATTCAAGAGCATCTACTAGAGATTTAAGGTTTCTAACAATGAGTTTTAGTTTTTCTTTATCCATCATGATACCTTTTCCCCAATATTATAACATAAAAAAAGGAGGGTAACAACCCTCCCTTAATTTTAACTGCAGGGTACTGCCCCTGATTTAACTTTCAGTCCACGATACATGAGATCGTGTCTGTTACGCTGTGCTGCTTCCGCTAACACTTTTGCGTTATACTCCTCAGTGTCATACTCGACACCACGGTAAGTGACTTTTGCCATTGGCTTTCTCCAAAGGTAGGGTGGATTAGGCCCGTTCCTTCAGTCGGCTTTTGCGTCCCATACACATCCTTTCTCAGTATTCTCTTGGATTACCTGAATTAATTCAGATTTTCCTTCTATAGAAAGTGGTATCCGAGAAATCATTTTCTCAGCACTTTCACAAGATAAAAGAGCAGTAATTAAAAGTGGCATAGGATGAACGATCCGTTCCGAGTCGGCTTACTTGCGCCCCTTGTGGGGTGAACGTGTGTTAGAATTCTAACACAATTATACTATATATGCAAGTAGAACTGTAATATGTGATACTTTTTTACAGTGGTTTCCCATTCTTATCAACCAAACCAAGTTTTTTAATTTGGCCAAAATTTGATTTTTGTTTTTTCTTTATCTTTTTATACTCTTTGATTAACTTATCAACCTCTCTATTAGAAATATTTACTTTTAGTTCCGTATCATCATCTTCATTAGAGACAAAACCTAAACCAGTTTCCTTACTAGATTTTTCTGTAGATTCTTTGTCATCAACATAATCATTAATAACATCCTGAATCTCGTCTCTAATCAAAGCGTTTATCTGAGATTTAAGTAGTTCGTCACTCATGCTTACCTTTCCTCTTTCTTTTTCTTTCTGGTGGTTTATACCCCCATTGGCCAGGATTTACTGTGCCAAATCCAAATTCAATTTTTTTAACACAGTCTTTACCATATCTATCATAATACATGTCAAATACACTCACCATCTTAGAGGAGCGAGTGACATCTAAGAGATCCTTTCCATCAAGAGAATAGTAAACTAAAAAAGCATCACTGGGAAAACTCTTATCTTGAGCTTTTTCAAATGTAGTTTTCTCTAATATAATTTCACAAGAATAATCAGATGGATTGAATTTATCTTCTTTCTTCTCCTTAGCCACTTTATTTTCCTCTTTTACTTTAGTGGTCATGATCTACCTCCCCATTGAATATCTGGATATGCTTCTTTTACAACATCAAAAGAGATATCATAAACCTCATTTAACTTTTTATCTTTAACCTTAACCAGCAATTCAGCCTCTCTTGGATGTAATCCTTCCAAAAGATTAATGAACATCATCTCTCTACGTATCGTAGAAAGGGTGTTGTTGCCCCCTTGAACATAGTTGTACAAGTTTGTCCACTCTCGTCTTAAAGAAGTTTTTCCTTGCCCTTGTAAGTCCTGTTTAGTGGCAGCCTCACCACCTCTTGCTTCCATTGCCAAATTATCAGACAAACTGCCAGAGTATACATTTTGATCTTTGAGATCACCATATGGAACTTCTCCTTCAGGAAGAAGTGAAATGACAGTGGTATCAAAATTCCAAATCAATATAGACTTTACAGAGTCATGAGCATGATACTGTAATGCTTCTATCCTTTTAGGATTTGTTTTTTGCTTTGATACTAAATCAAATATTTCAAATACGAATGGATTTGTTGGAAGAGAATCGATAGCAGGAGCTGCTGGTTTTCTCTTTTTTGGTGTTTTTGCGACTAGAGTTTTACTCTTCCTCGTCGTAGTCTTCGCTGGTGTCATGAGTGTTTTCAAAACGTACTGCTAAAATTTCATCGGGAAGAACATTCCCATTTGCGTCAAACATCTCTGGATGAGAGTAGACCATTTGAGGAGTTGTTTCGTATGAGTGTTGTCTTGCCATCCATCCTATCATACCTCCTACCATAAGTGCAAGTATAGACACAAGTGTCATGAGTGTCAACGTTACAACTAATGTTTCTGACATAATACTCCTCCCAGAGATGCTATTTTTTTCTAATGTCTAAGTAGGCATTGAAATGAAAAACAATCTCTCTGTTCCAAAGAGAAACCAATTTTCCAAACTTTACCTGTATTGTTTTTGGTTGTTCTGGTTTCCTCCTATTTCGTAACAATAATTCAACACCACGATTAATATCGGTGGTGTTTTTATTTAGAGTCTTTTTTTCTTCTTCCTCTTTTTTTGTCATTACTGTACCTCATTGCATCTTCAAGGATGCCTATCAAGTAATTTTTAATTTTTCTTGCTTGAGGTTTTGGTATGTGGCCATAACCTTCTCTTAATTGTTTATGATTTGAATCGCTACCTCCCTTAAGATACTCTTCTAGTTCTAGTATAGTTTCACTTAACTCGTGTGCAGTTGAACTATTAAGGAACTCGTCAATCTCATATTTCTTCGCATTGTAAGATTTTAAAAAATCATAAAACTTAAGTTGCATCTTTCCTTGGAAAGAATACTCTATAGCGTGTTCGATCATGTCATAAACATTATCGAAATCTGAATACATTAGACTAATTGTTTTTCCTGTAGATACTTAACTGTATCAGTGCATCCACCAAGTTTCTCTCCATTCAAAGTTACTTGAGGAAAAGTTGCTCCCTCCCCAAACTCACTGTAGAAAGCTTGTTTATCGAAGTTCTTATCTAATTTATAAGTGACAAAATTTAGACCAGCCAAATCTAATACCTCTTGAACCTTCGTACAATATGGACAACCATCTTTTGAAAAGATAGTAAAGTTCTGTGGTTGTAAAGATACTTCGCTCGACAACACACTTTCTTCTGGATCTAATTTTCCGTGCATAATTGTTATCTATGGGGGTTATAAAGATTTAGAATGTATACAAATGCTACTATGGTGACAACCATGAGAAGCCCAATAACATAGACCATCATCAACAAGGGATATTTAGTAATATTATATCACAAAAATTTACCCTTGCCAAATTAAATCAGGCATCTGTGACTGTTCTCCTCTCATAACAAACATAAGAATGATATATCCAATGAACCATACAATGTTAAACAACCATGCTTGCCTCCAAAGATATTTTCTTATTGCCATAGATCTAAGAATCTCTGGTGCTTTGTCTTGTGCTCTAAAAATTTGTTCTATTACCAGAGCAATTATGAATCCTATCACTAAAGGATAGAATACAAAATTTGCAAAGGACATGATACCGATTAAAAAGATCATTTTTTTATTGTAAAGTATTTTTGAATAACCTCTATCTGATCCATATATTTTGCAATCATATCTAGTTCGTGCTCCATTGCCTCCATGATATCGGAGTGTTCACCAATACCAGCAGGATTTGAAAGATAAACCTCTATGTTTGCCTTATGTTTTTCAATGTCGCCTTGTGCGTGGGCTATAAGTGCCTTAATCATTTGTTCTCGCATAGGATGATACCTCTTTCTAATGTTAATTATAACACATAATTACCAATCAGGATATACCCAATCAGATTTATCTGTACTTTTCTTTCTACTATTAAGAATCCTTTTGATTGTACACTCTTTACATTCATATGAATAAGAAGAAGCCAACTTAGGATTTTTACGAACCCTATAGTAAGAGTGTAAAAGATTTTTATTTTCTCTACAAACTCTACATACTCTTTCCTCAAGAAGTAAATGCCCTAATTTTATTTGTTCATCTAAGTCCATAAAAAAAGAGACCCTACACTAGTTAGGGTCTCTTAAGTTCCGACTTTTGTAGAGACCGCACGAAAGGTCTCAGTATTATTTAGAGTGCATTACCTCTTGGTAATACTTCCTCTGGGAACACAAAGTTCTCATGTGGTTGATCCACAGATGACATCCATGCTCTCATACCTTCATTAAGAAGAATGTTCTTCGTATAGAAAGTCTCGAACTCTGG